TGAGAATGGGCGCGATCCACTCGTGGACCTCTATCAGGAACTCCTCGACGCGGTGATGTACGTGCGGCAGGCGATCGAGGAGCGGCAGACTCAGCCGACTCAGGAGGAGATCGTCCAGAAGCAGATACGCGAGGGTGGTGATCTGAAGGAGACACTGGAGCAGTTGGACCTGTTCGAGCCGAAGCCGATGTGGATCACGAATAAGAAAGTCCAGTACCACATACCCATTGTGGAGAGCGTCGCACAAGAGGCTCACCGCCTCGTGCTGGGTGACCGGGGTGCCGCGTACGGCCATCCGATCTTCGACATGACGCGGAGCGCGGACATGCTGACGGCGCTCCTCCGCAACAAGCTGAAGCCGGGTGCACGGCTGGAGGCCGAGGACATCGGGCAGGCGATGATCTGCGTGAAGCAGTCCCGGCACCGGAACGCACCGAAGCGTGACAACAACACTGACACGGCGGGCTACGCTCTGACGCTGGAGATGATCGCCGAGTGGCGTAGGGCCAACCCCGGGGTGGACCCGCGCGATGTCTTCCCTTCTGTGTGAGGCGTGCGAGCGGCGGCCTCGTGAACTGGGTATCCGCTGCGTCGCGTGTTACGTAACCCGGAAAGCCTCGCGAGTGCAGATTCCCATGGCTCCCCCTCCCACCCTTCGCTCGCGTGTCTGGTGGAAGGATCATGAGGATCAGTTCATCAAGGCCCTCGCGGGGCGTGTGCTTGCGATCAAGGCGGGGCTCGAACCCGGACCGGTCGAGGAACTGCTTGACATCTTCTACCATGGTCAGCATACTCCGTGGCGGAAGAAGGGTGCACCGAAGACCGCCGATGCGGTTGTGTTGAAGTTGATCAGCGATGCAGACAAGCTCGCGAGGGAGGCACAGAATGGCAACAGTGTCAGTGACGTACGCAGCGAGGAAGACCGGGGAGACGTGGGAAGCGGCCCTGATCAAGGACGGTAGGTTCTTCCGCGCATTCAGTGGGAAGACGCTGGAAGAGGCCATCGGACAGTCGATGATGGGTTGGCTGGAGGTCCCGCGCAACGAGGGCACGGAGATCGGGGTCTCCATCTCGATCAACGAACCCGATGCCAACTGATCTCGAACGGGACCTGATGCGGGACGAGGGCTACCGCTACTCGGCATATCGCGACAGCGTCGGTATCTGGACGATCGGTGTCGGACATGAGTTGGGAGCGGGGACACTTCCCCGGATGTCCACGATCACGGAGGACGAGATCGCGGCTCTGCTCCGGTACGACATCGATCAGGCCACGAGTCGGGCGCGCTCGTACTTCCCGAACTGGGTGCTGATCGACCTGACTCGGCAGGACGCGCTCGTGAACATGGCCTTCAATCTCGGCAACCGGTTCGGCGCGTTCACCAAGATGCACGCGGCGATCAACCGAGCGATGAGCCACCTCGACAACGAGCAGGACTGGCTCGACGCGGGTCGTGAGATGCGGAACAGTGTATGGGCGAACCAAGTGGGACCGAGAGCCGTCCGGTTGCAACACATGATCGAGACGGGAGAGAGGATGTCATGACACCACGTGAAGCGGCAGTTCTGTTGTGCAATGCGGCGTACTGGGAAGACACCAGTGGCCGGAAGACGATGAAGGAGCAGGCGGCCCTGTGGCAGAACCTGATTCAGGCATTCCAGATCGAGCGCGACGAGTTCGGGTTCTGGCGATGAGCATGGGACAGTTGATGCAGAATGCCGGAGCAGGCTACGCCGCCGCACTCGCTCTGATCCACGCCGCCGTCATGGTCTGGAAGCACCGCTGATGTACAACAAGGAAAAGCTGCTAGTCATCGATACCGAGACGGGTGGACTAGACCCGACGCAGCATTCGATCCTCTCCCTCGGCGCGGTCGTGTACGGCGTTGGTGGGCACATCGAGGATGAGTTGTACATCCAGATCGCCGAGCCCAACATCGTCGCGACACCCGCCGCCCTCAAGGTGAACGGGATCGACCTGACAACGTGGGTGGGAGATGATCCGCTCCAAGCGGTGGTCTACCTGAAGAACTGGTTGCAGAAGAACTGGATTCGCAAACCTGTGGGACTTGCCGGTCACAATGTCGCGTCGTTTGACGTGGGCTTCGTCAAGCGGCTGTTCGCACTGGCGGGTGAGGACTACAGCAAGGTATTCCACTACAGGATGTTGGACACGATGACGCTGGCCTACGCACTCGACCTTGCTGGTCGGTTACCGGGCCTGCGCTCGCGAGGGCTGGACGCCTTGTGCCAGCGGTTCGGGATCGTCATCCGCAAGGGTGAGGCTCACAACGCGCTGGAGGATGCACGTGCCACCGCACAGTTGCTGACGCGACTGATGGACATGATCCGCGACCCGAGTCGTCAGGCTCCGGACGCTCCTGAAGCACCCATCGAAGAGAAGGAGTAACACCATGGCGATCAACACCCTGTCTGTCGGCAGTATCTTCCTCATCGCTGTCCTCTACATCCCGACCGAGGCCGAGCGCATCTCGGGCGCGAAGAAGTCCGTGCTCGTGCAGCCGCAGTTCGTGCTGGCCGACGACGCTCAGGCGGCGAGCAACAAGGCGATCATGCTGGCGGCTGTGTCGGGTGGCAGCACCGCGCCGGACCCGGACCGCTGTGAGGTGCTCGTTACCAAGCCCTTTTGATTCGGGGATGAAGTGGCCGAAGTACGAATGGTATTGGGAGAGTGCTCTGCCCTTCGAACTCAAGCCCCCGACTCAAGCGCGACAAATGGTACCCGGTGGCACGGCTGCCCCGAAGCCCGAGATTCTCCCCCCGGGCGTACCAACCAAGCCACAACAGCCTGAGACACCATCCATGGGTGAGATTCTACTCCGTGGCAACGGTGGCACAGACCTGATGTTCATGTGGCCGACGATGGACCTACCAACGACGAAGCCCAAGTTCGGTAGGTACTAGAGCGAGCAGAGGTGTGGGTTCGAATCCCACCACTGGGTTGCTCCTGACTAGGGCTGATGGAGAGTGCCCTGATAGAGGACATCCCAGTGTAGTGTCAACTGGATAGCAACGCTGCCAGAAAAACGAAAGGCCCGGCCCCCAGCGATGGGAGTCGGGCCTTTTTCGTTTGTACGTTACGGCTTGATCGCGGGGTTCTCACCCAGCTTCACCGCATCCTTCTGCGCCATCCGACGCTGCACGAGCACCGCCGAGAGTGCGAAGCCTGCCCCGAAGAACAGACCGTTGAGTGAAGCCGCAGCCGCACTCACAACCAACTGAACAGCCATCAGGAAGACTTGCATGTGAACCTCCTAGTGATTACCCTGCGCGCCCTGCACCTTCTCGTAGGTGCGGAGCCCGGCCATGCCAAGCATCGCCATCAGGATCGGTGAGAGAGTGGTCAGATCGACCACGGGTGCGACGAACGGCTTGCCATGGAACACGCCGACGAGGGAGATGACGAGTGCGACTGCCGGGCTCGCGACGTACGCCATTGCGAGGCCCGCACCACAGACCCAGCCGACAGCGGGTCGCCAGCCAGCGATGAGGAGGTTCGGGTTCGCGGCTTCGATGGCGTTGATGTTCGCCTGCTGCGCCATGGCCGCGAGGTCCCCACTCTGCTGCATCTGTGCAAGCTGCTGGATCGCCTCGGCCTTCGCCTTCGGGTCGGGGATGAACCGCTCGATGACGGCCTTGCCAAAGTCTAGGACACTACTGAGGGGGTCGAGAGCCACGGATACTCCTTTCGATCAGTCGATCGAGTTTGCTGTTGGTCTCCTTCTGCATCTCCTTGATCTCACCGATGTCACCATGGATGTCATCGACCTTCGTCTCAACCACTCCGATCCGGACCTCATGTTTCCATGCGGAGACAGACGCCCATGTGCACCACGCGAGGCCACCAGACAACAGGAGCCCAAGGACTGTTTGAACGAGCCACATCGGGAGAGTCCCGAAACCCCGGCTTAAGGCGTTACTCGTTGGTGACTGTATCTGATGCGCCATTAGACGCTCCCTTGATCTTGACGTAGCGTTGGAGTTCCGTCGCTGCGTTCAAGAACTGCTGCCGTGTCTTCGCGACTTCGGTCGGTGACTTCTTCTGTCGATTGGCATTGCGGAAAGCCGCCCGCGCATCCTTCAGCGCGAACAGCCGCTCCTGCAATCCCGCATCCATGATGTTCTGGCCCTTGCGGTCCACGTTGGCGAAGCTCATGCCCGCCAGTTCCTCGACGGTGCGCTTCGCCCCTGCGGCCGGACCGTAGTCCTTCGTGTTCGTCCATCCCTCGTTGATGATGCGCGCCATCGGGATCGTGCGAATCAGCTTCTCGCCGAGGTCCCGGTGCTTGCCGAAGCGGTCCGTGTCGGACAGAGCGTCGAGCGCCAGCGAGGGCATCGTGATCATCGATCCGATGTTCCCCGCCACGTTCTTCGCGGTCTCCCCGGCGAACTGTCCCGGCGTGTCCTGACCCGAGATGAGACGACCAACCCGCGCTGGGAGGTTGCCCAGTCCGGCCTGCTTCATCATCTCCTCGGTGATCAGGTACCGGAAGCGGAGCACGACAGGCTTGCCCTGTCGGTCCACCATCGGCTTCGTCGGGTCTGCTGGGTTCGGCATGGTGATGTGCATCCCGGCTCTCTCGTAGTCGGGCAGTGCATCCTCTACCTGCTTGAACGCATCGTTCTGCTGATTCCACATCATGGCCGCGAACGGCACGCCGACGACTGCGGCGAGCGTGCGCCCTCGCGAGCCGGGCGTCATGGCGAGGTTGGCGAAGCGACGGGTCGCGAGACCTGTGTACTTGATGAAGGGTGCGAGCAGCTTCCACATCGGGACGCGGGACGCCTCTGGCGCTCCGCCGCCGTAGTTGAGCGTGATCTCACGCCCGACCCGGCCGAACTCCTTGAGGTCACCTGTCCGCTCCAGTGCCTCTAGCCCAGCCGCGATACGCGGTGCAAGCTCGAAGCCCTGACGTAGATTGCCTGCGAACTCGGTGACGGGGTTGTGGTGAACGGTCCCCGGTGGGAGCAGATGCTCCAGTTCCGGTGCGATCGAGCCACCTCCCTTGACCTCGTTCATGAACGTCGAGCCCATCAGGCCCTGTTCACGAGCCATGGACATCACGTCCATCAGGCCCTGCTTCGTGTCCACCATGTAGGGTTCACCCCTCACAGCGGCGTGCACGACGCCACGGGCAGTCTTCCCGTACCAGCGGAGGACGCCGAGCGGCTGTGCCTTCTCTCCCGGCATACCCATCAGGGCCGTCAGGAGGTCAGAGCCGATGTTGAGTGAGAGGTTCTTCGGGTTGTAGACGGTGAGCCACCGAGCCACACCCTTGCCTGCTTTCCGCCACACGTCCTCAGCCTGTGAGTCGCGCGGAGAGATGTTCTCCAGTGCGCCCTTCAGTGCCTTGGGGATCACGAAGCCACCGCTAGCGTACCTGTCCTTGTGGAGTGCGTCAGCCGCGCCGGACAGGAAGTCCATCTCTGGGGGTCGCTGCATGTAACCGATCTGTCCCTTGCCCGGATCGTACCGGGTGAGGTTCGCAGGGAGGGCCTCGCCGAACTTGAACTGGTCGGTGAGGTTGATGGTCTTGTCGGCCATCAGGTTCGTGAACAGTTGGCGATCGGCCTTCCACTTCAGGAATCGCCGGATCACGTCGTGCTCCAGAACGGCTAGGTTAGTTTCGCGGGCTCCGCCAGCTATCCCACGGGCGTTGACGGCAGAGAGACGACGCACAAGGGTCTCGTCCCCAGTTGCAGTAGCCAAACCACGCGCGATCCCCGTAAGGTGCCGCATGGGGGTATAGTCCTGCAACTCCCGCTCAGGCACGATGGCACCCTCGTCCACCATGCTCTGAAAGACTGTCTTCCACATCGCGGTGCGCTTCGCGAGCGCGTCCGTGATCTGGGGATCGGCGTCCACATGGTCCTTCAACTGCTGCGTGTGGGCCGCCCACTTCTCGATCGGCACGTGCAGCACCTTGCCGTTGTCGCCGACCTTCATGATGCTGCTGTAGCCCTCGCGCTGGGCCTGTGCGAGGTCGTCAGCCGACACCGCGTAGTCCCACATCGCTGCTGCTTGCGTCACTGGGTCCCGGGTCAGTCCGTCGTACACAGGCGCGAGCGTCTTCGAGGCGAGGTAGTTCGACTCCTCGACGTTCTGCCGATGGTTGACAAGCTGGTCCGCGATGTCCCGGGGCATCCCCGGGTCCGACTGAACGAAGCCTCGCAGGGCTTGCGCCTTCTGTCGTACCCAGTCAGGGACCGTCTGGGGCATGACGTTCGTGGTGCGTGTCGCAGCTTCGAGTGTAGGGTCCCCAGCGAAGGGGACCCCCTCGTGCCGCTGGCCGACTGTGGACGGCATCTTGTTCCCTGCCTCGATGAGCGACGTAGGTGTACGATCCGCTGCTTCGGGGATGGCGGGCTTGAAGAGTGCCTCCCCTACCTCGGGTAGCACCTTACCGATCTGTTCGAGGAATGGACCGAAACCGGGCACTGTGGCCTCCTACTCTGGTGATGTTGCTGTGAGATAGCGGTGGATGCCGCCGTCGTTGGTGCTGAACCAGTGAACCATCCGACCCTTCTGGTCGTTCACCTGACCCGCCCAGAACTCTTTGTCAGCGGTGGCTGCGCGGATGATCCCTCGCTGCGTCGGGGTGAGTTCCGCCGCTGCATCGAAACCAATCTGCTTGCCAGCCGCCTGCACACGGACGAAGCCCATGTTCAAGAGGGTCTGGACCTGAGCACCCGCACTCCCGTCTGTCCCAGCATAACCGGGGACAGCCGGGACTTTCATCGCACGAACGTGTCCGGCATGGGTCATAGGAGACTCGATCAGTCGTCCTTCTGGGGACAGCCAGTAGCTGTTCATGAAGTTGTTGTTCGAGTTGTTCCGAAGAACCGAAGGAGGCACAACCTTGCCCCCGATCTGTAGCATCTTCGAGACCCACTTCGCTGACTCCGGCCCTGCGGGTTTCCCACGAGGACCAATGGCGACGAAGCCCGCTTGGCTGCGATACTGTTCGACCACATCGTGACCCCGAAGGATGTCCAATCCCTTCAGCTTCTCCAACATGGCGGGCATGTTCTTCCCACGCAGAGAACCGAACACCTGTGTCGTGTTGTACGACGGGGCGACCGGATCGATGTACTGGTGGATGATGCCGTCCTTACCGACGAACACCGCTCCAGCCACGCCTGCGTCAGTCATGGGCTTGAACTGACCCGAGTTAATCAGTTCCTTCAGTTGCTCCGGCGTCTGCTTCGCGACCTCGGCGTACTTGCTGAGGGCGAAGGCCGGGTTGTCGATGGCGTACTGATGGACCTCGGGATCGAACTGGAACTTCCCGTTCGCAGACTGCGTCGCCGGGAGGAACTTGGAGTAGCTCGATGGGTCATCCTTGGTCGGGTACCCCATCGCTTGAAGCTGCGCGTCAACCTCCGCGATCTTCCGCTGTGTGAACTGCGGCCCGTGTGTCGCTGGGTCGTAGCCGGTGGCGATGTCGCGGTACTGGCCGTTGGCGTCGATGTGGCCGACTTGGTACTGGCGACCCTCAAGGCCGAGCTTCTTTGCGAAGTCCTCGTTGCCCGGATGGTCTGGCAGATGGATGTTGAAGTCCATGTGCATCTCGGTCTGGTTCTCCCCGAGCCCCGCAGGCTGGAACAGTCCTGTGAAGGTGCCATGGTACTTGTCTGTGAGGTCACGGTATCGCTTGGCGTGCTCGATCACCTTCATCCCCGACGCCTCGCCGACCGGTACGACCTTGTGGTCGAGCGTCACGATGTAGCCGGGTCTGTCGTGCTTCGAGAAGTCAGTTGGGTTGAACGAGTAGCCACCGTCTGCACGCGCCCTGGCCACGCCCTCGGTGGCGTTCCGGATGCCTTGGAGGTTGACCTTGTTCTGCTCGACCCACTCCGAGGGAGTTAGGCCGTTCAGACGAGCCTTGAGCAGGTCCTCCATTGGGCGGAACGATCCGCCACGAGTGGCGACGCCTGTATGGTCTGCGACCTGTTCGTCGGCAATCTTCTTGCCGACCCACAGAGCCGCCTGATACTGGCGGGGTGTGACACCAGCCTCCTGTGCGAGGTCCGTGATGATGTGCGAGTACAGCTTGTACGTCGAGTTCGACAGTGCCGCCTTGCCTGTAGCCTTGCCCGCGTCCTTGAAGCCGAGCACGCGCATGACGTGACGGTCAAGAGCCACGGCGTTCGGGTCACCTGTGAGTGCACCGAGGAAGCCCTGTGCCTTGCCGTCGCCGAAGACCTCTCCCCGGACCGCCTTGTACAGAGCGTTCACGTGGACATCGTTCAGGTGCCCTTCGAAGGGCAGGCCCAGTTTCCACTGGCCGTACGCCTTCATCATCTGTGTGGCGTTGGCGTCGGTCGTGTTGCCAAGGGAGGTGGCACTGATGAAGCGCGCGACCATCTCGGCATCGTCGCCGAAGTGCTCGTTCAGCCAGCCCCACGTCTTGTCATACCAGTCCTTGCCGATCTTGCCGGACTCGAACATGGCCTTGATCGCGGTGATCTGTTTCACTGTGGGACGGTCGTTCGCCACGAGTTTCAGGAGAAGCGCCTTGCCCTGCTCGATTGCCTTCTTCACCAGCGGCTTGACCCAGTCGCCGTGTGCCGCGACGAGGGCGTCCGTGATCTTCTGTGTCGAGCGCAGGCCCAGTCGGAACATCTTCGCCGCCGCCATGATCGCGAGATCACGTGCGTTGGTCCCGTTGGGATTGATACCTGCGTGCATCTCTGGGTTGAGTGCTGCCTCGATGCGCCGAGCCATGAGCCGCTGCTTCGCCGCGTCTTCGATGGCACCGAGGTGCTCGTCGAGCCGTGTGAACAGCGTAGCCTTCTGCGGGATGAGGGGCTTGCCCTCAGTCACGTTGCCAGCCGCGATCCGGGCGCGGTCGTCAGTCAGACCATTGATGCGGTCCGCAACTCCCTCACCCTGCTCCTTCAGTGCCGACACCACCTCGGGTGTGGGCTTCGCGAGCGGGACTGGCTCACGCCGCATCTCCGCCCAGCCGTCACCCTCGTCCACGATCGTGAAGCCATGGTTCTTGTAGAACTCGATCAGCTTGTCGAGCGGGATGCGACCCTTGCCGTTCCCTCGCGGGAGTGGGAGTGCACTCAGGGACATCGGGACCTGATGGTCATCTGCGACCTTAGTTAGCTTCTTCAGGACAGCGGCCCCTGCACCCTTCTCGTCGCCGACGTTCTCGATGTAGTTCAGTTCGACTGTGCCCTTGCCGTGAAGCTCCGGGTCAGCCACACTCGTGCGATAGACCACGTCGCCGAGAGAGTTCCAGTTCGGCGTGCCGGTGGGCTGGCCGAGGGACTGCATGGCGAATGAGGCATCTGCTGCGGTCTTCTCGTTGGCCTCTGCTGCACCGGGCGCGTGGTACTTCGCCACCTTCTGCGTGGTCGTCGTCGCACCCTGCCGCGTCGGGAGGCCGGGCTGCACCTCTGTGAACGGCACACCCTCCGTGATCTTCGCGTTGGGCGGCTGTGTGGGAGCAGGCATCGGACGAGGAGCCGGTTCCAGTGGTTGTGGTTCGCTGGGAGGCCCGGGCTGCACACCCCCCGGCTGTGAAAGCACCGGAGGCTGGTTGAGTTGCTGTGTCTCAGGCTGCGGCTCGATGCCCTGTGGGGTCAGCGGCTGCTGGGCCATTGCGGATGGTGCACCGAGCCCGGGCTCGAAGCCCTCGGGCGGTGCCTGCGGGACAGCCTGCCCTGCCGCGAACGGCGAGGGTGTCTGGTCCGGGGGCAACGGAGTGCCGATCGCTTGGGGCGGGACACCTCCGGTCGGTTCGAGGTCCGTGGACAGCGGGAGGCGCGCTCCAACTGGGGGCACACCTTCGGCCACGGGGGGCAGTGCGATCTCGGGATAGAGGCCGGAGTTCGACCCGATCACGTTCGCAGCCGACATCTCTCGGTACTGTGCGATCTTCTTAGCCATCACCGCGACGATGCCGGGGTCGGCAGCTTCGGGTGTGGTGTTCATCAGCTTGGCGACGATCTGAGCCGCGAGCACGCTGTCCGGCACCTTGTCCTTCGCGGCCTGTGCGAGGTCCGCGCTGAACCGTTCACCGACGAACGATGGATGGAACGACTTGTCGAACGCATCGACAGCAGCCGCAGCCGTCGCAGCCCTCGCGGCCGCTTGAGCCGCCGTCTCCCGCCCGAGCACCTTCGCGCCTCCGGCGATCGCACCCGTGAGCACACCGCCCACGAGGGCACCACCGGCTGCGTTGACGAGACCTTCAGCGGCCGCGCCATGGACGATCGAGCCGAAAATCTGGCCCGCGCCCTTTCCTTCCTGTGCCGCCTGCGTCCCCTCGCTGACACTGCCCTTCACGGCACCGTAGGCACCGCCGAAGACTGCACCCTCGGCCGCGCCCATGGCTGCCTTTCCAGCGACAGACTTGAGTGCACCCTGTGTGAGGACCTTGGCAGCCGCACCCTCGACACCCTCTTTGATCGCGCCACCGAATGGAAGCGTGCCGTACGTGCCAGCCGCCTCACCCGTGGCGATCGCGCCCTGCTTCAGGGATTCCTTCTTGACGCCCTCCAGTGCATCGGCGTAGTCCTTCCGGGCCTGCTGCTCCTCGGGGGTGCCTGACGTGTCCGCCCGGAGAGCGGCGATCTGCTTGCCCTGCTGGGACGCGAGGCCGAACTCATGCCCCGCCTTGATTGGCGACAGCGCACTCTCGACGACGCCTCGGACCAACGCGCCCGGCAGCTTCGCTGCGGCCTTCGCCGCACCGACAACACGGTCCCCGAGTGTCGGGGTCGTCTGCTCAGGCGTGAAGTCGTCCTCTGCTACGAAGTCATCCCCCGGGGGTGCGGAGGTCGCAGGGGTTTCGGGAGTGAAGTCATCTTGAGTGGGCATGTGTTACCTCATTTCGAGAGGGGAGCCAGTACGTCAGTGGGTAGAGGTTTCGTGACCCAGCCGATCTGGCCGTTGCGCTTGACGCGGGTCTTGCCCTCGTTCGGGTTCACCGAACCGGTGGTGCTGCCACCACCCTCACCATGTAGCTTCATGATCTCGTACGCCTGATCGACGGCCGTCTCGGACATCTTCGTCGCCTGCTCGTCCGTATACATACCGGTCGCCATGAGCGACGTGTAACTGGTGACGTACGCACGCGAGAGCCCGCTCTTTGCAGAGGATGAGAGGTTCGCGAGGTCCTTCCGATTCTGGATCAACTTCTCGGCACGGGCAGTCGCTGCGTCCTCGTGGATATGTGCGAGTTCCAGCCGGTTGCCCTGAAGGATGTCCTGCTGCTTCCCGAACGTGGTGAGAGCGTCCTGTCTAGCCTGCCGCTCCTGATGAGCATGGAGCTTCTCAAGCTCGCTGCTCTGAACCATTGCCTTCTTGAAGTCACCCTTCGCGATCTGCTGCTGGATGTCGCCATGGAGGATTGCCTCCTTCAGGGACATGATCTTCTGGAACTTCTCGTCGCTTGCCCGCTGCTGTTCCGAGTGCGCCTGCGCGAGAAGACCGGGAGCCTGATCAGGCGAACCGAGGGCCGCGAAGAACGACTGTGCGCGGCCGGGTGCTTGGGGGACCGGTTGCTTCTGCGCCTGCGCGAGAATCTGACGGTACTTGCCCTCGTAGTCCACGTCGGGCTGGGCCAGCATGAGTTGGTTGATGCGAGCGTACGTTGCATTGATGTCTGCGTCACCCGTCGCGTTCTGATCGGCTAGCGACGTGTCAGCGGCTGGTGAGGATACCGTCGAGTCCGGAGCGTTCTCACCGACCATCGCAGCGTCCTCCGCGTTTGCGGGGGTCGTTGCCGGTGCGTCGAGCACAGGGTCGGGACCACCAGCCGCCGCTACAGCCGAGGCCGGGGCGGGAGAGCCCATCGGAGGACGCTTGATCGTGTCAGCCGGGGCCGCACTCGTCATTGTCCCCCTGAGACTTCGGGGAGCGAAGTCCGGGTTCATCGCGCGCGCGTAGCGTGCGGCTCTGTCCTTTGCGAGTTCACCCATCTTAGGCCCCCTGCGGTTGTGGTGTGAAAGCGGTGACGAAGCGGTTCCCGAGTGAGCCCATCAGACGCCGGGACTTCTGAAGGAAACCGTACTGCGGATTGTACTGCGGGAGGCGGAAGCCACCCATCGAGCCGCCGATCACAGGCTGGCCGAGTGACACAGCTTTGGGCTGGAAGTTTCTGATGGAGCCCGCTGCACCGACGTTCTGGACTGGCGCGCTCGTCGAGTTCTGGCCGGGTTTCGCCGCAGACAGCGCGATGCCCGCAGCGTTGCCGACCTTCTGCCACTGGAGCGCGCCCTGCGTCGGCGCACCGTTGTTGTAGAAGTCCTGCATGTAGGCGTTCTTCCGCTCGTTCACGATGTCCTGTGCGACCGGGAGAACTGAGGCGTATATATTCGCCTTGGCTTGTGTGTTCAGTGTGTTGGCCGCGCCCTCGCCAGCGCCGGTAGCGAAGATGCCCGTGCCGGATGCCGACCCACTCATCGGAGTGAGCCCGGCCGCAGCCGCCTGACCCTGCGTCTGGTTCGCGAACTGCTGGCCTGTCTCCGACGCCTGCCGCTGGATCGCCTGACCCTGTGGGCTGTTGACCATGCGTGCGAACAGGTCCTGTGCCTCCTGCGTCACGGCGTGCGCCCCGTAGTTGGCTCTGAGCCACTCAGGGTCGATGTGCTTGCGTTGCCCGCCCCGGATTGCCCCAGCGATGGAGGCGGCGGCGAGAATGGCAGTTACTGGGTCCATGATGACTCCTTACGGGCTGACCCGCATGAGATTGAAGACGGCGGAGGGAGACGCGGGTGAAGTAGGGCTGACGCCTGCTGCGTTTGCTTCTATGATCATCGAGGCATCATCACGACTCACCCATGCCCACTCGATCGTATCGCCTGCCGCTAACACCGCGACGTAGACGCGACTGATCAACTGGTCGCCTGTATTCGGCAGAGACTCATGCACGGCCGCGTTCGCTACGATCACACCATTTACCTTCGGGTACAACTCGATGGTCTTGTTACTCGCGGAGGCGTTGACCGTTATACGAATGTTGCCCCAGTAGAGACCAGCCTCGAAGACCTTGATCACAGAAGTACTGGCTCCATGCTCGATCATGTTCTTCGAAACATCGGTATCGAAGGTTATGAGGTTCTCACTCGTCACCCCACCGCTACTCTGGTTCGTTGTTCGAATGAAGGTGCCGAAGGGTATCCGTCGAGTGAACCGGATTGGCAACTTGCCATCAGAGTCGAGTACCGGGAACATTAGTAGAGGTACCCGAAGATATCGATCGTCGCCGTTCCAGCCGCCGTCGCACCGGTTGTGACGGTCCAGTTGATGACGGTACTGGCCGCCTGAACAGTGAAGCTGGTGATGTCGGTGCCTTGGATCAGGATGTAGTTGGTAGTGGTCGCCGTGATCGCGTTGAGACTGAAGGCTTGCCGGAATCCAGTTACCGAGTAACTCGTGCCACCCGCGAGGGACGCCGTGTTGTTCCGCACGATGACGTGCGTGATGACGAGCGTTCGGTTTGCTGGGACGGTGAAGATGGCGGTCGAAGCGGCTGTCTTCATGTCTACACCGGACACAGAGCCGAGCAGTGTGATCGCTTTGTCTTTCAAAGAGGCCATGTTGTCTCCTTAGTAGAAGTAGACGGTGTCGTCCGCATAGCCGATAACGTCGTCCTCGTACATAACGAGGTCAGTGTGTCCGGCCCAAGCTGCCCGTGAGGTAACTGCTGCTGTAACGGCTCCCGTACTGTCCTTGATTCGGACGATGTCAGCCGACTGGCCGACAGGAGTGGAAAGGCTAAGGACTGGATTGACCGCATTGTCGCCAACGACCGTCAGTTCTGCTGCGAGCAGCGTGCTTCCCGTGTTGATGCCCATCCGTCCGAAGATGTCGATACCACCCGACTGTGTCCCGGAGGACAAGTCCCACCGTACTAGCGAGGAACCGGACTGTGCGATGCTAAGGGATGTGACTCCAAAGTACCAAGCTGCCGGACCAGTGATCGTCTCTTGGCCGAACAGTCGGATACTATTGGGCGTTGAGCCCGTTATCACGGGACCGGGAGCACCGGAACAACGAACTGTCCGTGTTACTGTGTAGAACGTCGGACTGATAGCCGTGATGGTTACAGGTGAGTTGGCGGAGTCATAAGACTCACCAGTGTTGGTCGGATCACTCGACCACCCATTACCAGCGGAATCCACGAGGGTGCATCCGAGGATGGCACTGAGGGGTATAGACGAGAAAGAAGCAACTCGGAATGTGATCGTGTACGTAGCACCCGGAACGATCGTTCCACTCAAGGTGCACTGCTGTGGATTCGTCCCCGAGGAGGCTGTGTTGATGACACCCATTGAGGTTTCGCCATCGTCTGTTGTCATCGCTGCTGCAACTGAACCAGCGATACCACCCCATGCAGGGCCGCCACGGGCGACCCAGCCGGTTCCAATCGCGACATCGGCCACCGGGATGATAGCCGCCCCAGTTCCGGAGAGACTTCCGACGATGTGAAGCGTCGAAGCGGGGACACCTTTGTTGATGCCGACGAGTGACTGCACCTCGTCGAGGGCTACGAACGTGTGTGAGGTGCCGAGGTAGATGAAGCCCTTGGCTGCGTTGCTAGTCGAGCCGAAGGTGAGCGGACCACCCGCGTCCGTTGAACCGTACCCGACCTGTGCAGCAGCGCCGGGACGGCCGATCAGCTTGAAGTAACCGGTGAGGTCCGGGCTGGGAAGCGGATCACCGCTCCCGTCCGGAACCTCACCACGTACGATTGCTTGGAGGCCCGACTGCGACTGCTCCACCCCCTGCTGGAGATGGCGCAGAGTTTCGTAGAGCCATCGATCGGTCCCCTCTTTCTTGGGTACGATCGCAGAGAGTGGTCGCATTGAGACTCCTTACGCCCTGTTCTGCTCCAGCCCCATATCGTCCATGAGCGGCGTCATGCTGTGTAGACGGAACAGCACACCGAGGTCGGCGTGGCTCGCGTCAGGCATGAGCACCTTCTCGAACTGATATTCAAGGGCCATCTTCGCGTTGTCGTTCTGCACAACGGTCAGATCACCCGTGAGGGATGAAGCGTATGATGTGTCGAGGACTGCAATGTCCTCGTCGATGTTTGCTCCGCGAACCGTGATCGTGAACGTCCCGGTGTCGAACGTCAGCACCGCCGTCCCCGCAGTCAGTGCAGCCTGCGAGATTGTGATGCTGCTGGATGTCGCGACGTTCGTGACTACCGTCCCCGGTTTGATTCCCGTACCAACCACACGCATACCCTTCACGACGCTGCCGAATGCGGCAGACGAGGTGACGGTAGTGCTTGCAGCGGTCGTGGTGCTGGTGGCGGTGACTGCGGCCCCGGCCTTGTCGCGGAGGGCGTACACCTTCTGTTCCCTCGCGAGGTGGGCGTGGCCGCCCGCATAGATGCGGCGGGAGAGCACGACCGGGCAGTTCTGCGTTGCCACAGGTGTGCCGCCGCTGTTCGCGACGGTTGCCGTGGCCGGGATCGTGAAGCCCTGATCCTCGACGTAGATTTTGAAGTCGTTCTCGTTGGCCGTCATGAACAGCGGTGTTCCGATGAGGTTCGCAGTACACGTCGCGCGTCCCGAAACCGTCAGCGGCCCGGTGCAGGGCATCTCGCCATCCTTCATCTTGTCCGATGAGTAGTGGAAGATCAGGGCCTTCGTGTTCAGCCCGTGCGTGGTGCCAGCGGGTGAGTAATAGACCACGATCCACTGCTCGCGCGTGTAGACGCGGACCTGAGCATTGGCAAGGAAGTCGAGGTTGACAGTGTTGCGCCAGTCGAGGTCTGTGTTCGCCGGTCGAGTCGTGATCCCGTCTGTGATGCGGGGACCGTTCGTCGAGAGGTAGAACAGGACGGAACCGCCGCCCGGATGATCGTACAACGCACCGGCCTGTGGCCCTGCGATGCCGTGATCCTCGGCGAGTGGCTCCTGTGCTGTGCCGCCGATGCCGAAGTCTGTGTCGGTCTCGGTCGGTAGGAAGTTGATGCGTTTGATGTTGTCGCGGAGTCCAACCACAAGCACCTGACCGACCGGCCGCATGAAGGTGATGATGTCCTTCTTGCGCGTGATCAGTTTTAGGAGGTAAGGCTTGGGGAAGTACTCGGGGTAGTTCGGCAGTGAGTAGCGCATGACGCTTGGGAGCGACGAGTCGTTCGTGACGTACATGCCTTGGAAGATGGTCGCCATCGTGTGCGTCGTCGGGGGCAACTGCGCGGGGTCGCTGACGGTCGTTCCGACCTGACTGCGGTACGTCACCACGCGGTACGGTGGGCCGTCGAGGTTGATCGTGCCTCCCGTGAAATAGACGGTCATGATGACTGCATCGAGTTGGAGGGTCTGATCTTGGTTTGATCCGCTCTTACACACCGTGACTACGATAGACGAAAGATCGGACGTGACCCATGCAGCCCCGAGAGTGTCGGACGGACCACCAACGGTGATGACACCATACGCGCCGAAGACGATCTGGTCACCCACGACACTGTGTTTCGCTGCGGTGTCTACGTGGAGGTAGCAACCCGTCTTCTGGACTTGGCCGAACCCTTGTGCGTACACATCTAGCTGGATACCGACGATTGAGGCACCCGCGTAGGGAGCGGCTGTAGAGATCGGCGTTCCTGTGGTGTCTTGCCATGCGCTGAGAGCGATACACGCCGGATTGGGATGACTCGCGCCAGAGTCCGCGAGGGCGAAGTTATGGTTCGGCTCACCGAGCGCGAGGGTCGGGTTGGTGAAGTTCGCCCGGGTCGTGCCACCCCCGTCTTTACCTGCTGCCTGCGTTGTCGGATGGACACGCTGGGCATTGACCGAGGGCTCCGTGAGCGTATACTGAAAACCTGCGACGTAGGTCGTGATCGGGATGTTGCGGATACGCCGGAACTGGGCGTTCGAGGGCTGCGAGCGAGTGTCCATTGTCGGCCCCGCCATGTAGATGTTCCAGTGCGTCGCGATGCGCCCATCTGCTCCTGTGTTGGTGACGGCAGGGAAGGTGATCTGGACCCCCTGTGTGGCCGGAGTGGAGATCACGGCCGTGACCGGTCGGCCCTTGTTGTCAGCAGGGTTCGAGTTCGGGTTGTTCGGGTCGGCCGTAGAGCCGAGATAGATGCCCTCAACGATCTCGTTGACAAGAGTCTCACTGCGTTCCGCTTCCTGAATCGTGCTGGTGGGGCAATAGACCTCGGTGACAATGAACCAGTACACGCCCGGACCGAAGTCCACCGCACTATTCCACGCACCAGCGACAATGGCCGTTTGGATCGGACCGGCGACGGGGTTCATCCCGGTCGGTCGCATCGAGATGATCGGTGCGGTACCCGTCTTCGGAGCACGCCATGATAGCCGCTGTGGGACACCGCCCGTCGCGAGGAAGTACGTGCTGGCGACGTTGACGGCATCGAGGAACTCGGTGCCCACGTCAAGGAGAGTGTTCACGAGGCCGAACTCGAATGCGAGAGTTGTCGCACCGTTGTTCGTCACAGCGGGTGTAGTTGTGATGGTTGAGTAGTGCCCCGTGCTTCCACTCTGGCCCGAGACAGCGGTCACGATCATCGCTCCCGGGATGCTGGCGTTCGAGGCATCATTGCCGTACACTCGCGAACCGACGACAGTGGCGAGGAACGGGAAGCCCGTGGTCGCCACGAACGAGGTGCCCGTGAAGGTCCCCGCGACCTGTCCGGAGTCACCGACCTCAGTGAAGGCCGAGCCCGCCGTGAGAGCGGTGAAGTCGTGGGTGAAGATGGCCGTGCCGACGTACGCGATGATCTGGTCCGTTTGGTCATCGAACGTCAGGTGCGCGATGCCCTTCGGCTTGGTCGTGAACGCGGCCGAGTAGGCAGTCCGGCCCGGCCCGCCCTCGATGCTGGGGCTGCTGATTCGGTAGACACACTCGTCCGTGCGCTGGCACTCCCCCTGCTGGAGGAGCGCCGGATGGCGCGAGGTGACAAGTCCACCGTTGAACAGTTCTGGCATCTGCTGGGGCATAGGTGTCTCCTAGTAGCCGTAGTCCGGGTTGAACTCGCCGTTTGACCAGAGTGGCCGCTGCGAATCGCCCATCTCCATCTGGGAGATGATGCGCTTGTCCTCGTCCTCACTGATCTCCTCATCGTCCGTCATGGCGTTTTCGAGCCCGACGTTCGCCTCCTTGATGTACTCGGTGGGGGCGTCAATAGCTCGCTTGGTGGCGAGGAGGATCGAGCGGCAGAGGTCGAGGAACTTGTACGTGTGCACGTCTTCCATGTCCAGCGGGTCCGAGAGCGCGTTCAGTTTGCGGTAGTACGCGAGTTGCAGCGTATTGCTCTGGGACGGCACGCGGTAGACGCGGAGCCGCTTGGTCCCGAAGTGCTGCGTGTTCGGGCTGTAGGCGTTGAATACCGTGTACGCTTCGACGAGACCCTGCACTGTGGTGTTGAGCACCCGGCGATGCCAGTAACGGGGCCGGATGAACTCCAGTGCCCACGTCGAGGCCGAGCCAGTCATGCGTGCGGTGTAGGGCTTCCAGAAGTCGGAGGGGACGTTGTAGTCACTCGTGCCCGCGATGATCGGGATGTCGCCGCTGAAGGTCAGGGTCGCTGCCGCATTGGTCGTTCCACCGAAGGGGTTCGACAGGGTGATCGTGGCGATCGTGCCATCAGTGTTGCGGGTGTAGGACAGAACGGTGGTGTTCGGTGCCAGTGTCGCGGTTCCGGAACTAATCGTCACAGTGTTACCGATGTTCACGGCGTCGAGGTTGCCCGCTGTCGCATTGACCACGGCCGATGCGCCGGTCGCCGTCAAGGGTGACACAGAGAATCCGAGGCTCGCGTCCTTGAGTGTGCCCTCCCAGTTCTTCGCCGTCTGCCAGTCGGAGAAGCCCCGGATCAGGGACTCCTCCGCCAGATCGATCACCTTGGGGTCGTTGGCCCCACCGATGATCCGGGCGATGTAGACCCGTGCGTCGGTTCGACTGATGCTCATGTTATCTCCGTGCCCTCGCGAGCGTCTGCATGTCCTGCGGTGTGGCAGGCTTCACGAGCGGGGTGGCCGTGCGCCTGTGCTTCTGTTCACGCCGGACCTCCTCGTAGAAGTTCACAAGGCCGGGCGTCGTCTTTTCGGGAGTGCGGTTGTCGAGCACCCACTGCTTCGCACCCGCCGCCAGTCGCTGCCGAAGCTGCGCGTCCTCGATCAGGAGCGAGAGCTTCTCGACGAAGTCGGAGGGGGTGTCGAACAGGAGGCCGGTCTTGCCATCCTTGATCTCGTGGTACGGCTCTGTGTTCTGTGCGAGCGTGGCCTCGGGGGTGTCGAGGATCGAACCCTCGTACCACTTGATCGCGGACTTGCATCGGTTGAAGGCGTTGTTCACGAGCGGGCACAGGTTGATGTCACAGTTCAGGAGGGATCGGTACAACTTGTAGCCAGAGTAGTCCACCCAGCCGTGGTGCTCGACTTGCTCGTCGGGGATCGTGTCATGGACGAAGGGGAACCACTCACCGAAGATGACCCACTTGACCTTCGGGTACTTACGGGCGACCTCACGGATGGCATGACGTAGGGGAAACCAGTCCACGATGTGGGACATGGAACCCTGCCACACGATTCGGACCTCGTCTGGATTCTCACGAGTGGTACGGAACCGGCACTTCCAATCGGCAGGGACGACCGTGTTCGGGTAGACGTAAGTGTTCTTCTGTCCGATCACGTTCTCGAAGTAGGACTTGAGCGCAGGCGAGGAGACGGTCGCTCCATCACAGGACCGGATGATCTCGTGCCGGACCTTCATGAACTGGAGGTTGCGCGCGATGTCGAACACGAACGGCCCAGAGGTCGTCTCCATGTCCGTCCAACTGCACTGCTCGTTGCCCTTCTCGTCCTTCCACAGCAGGGACTCGCCGGGCTTCAGAAGGTGAGCGTCAGGATAGGCGCGCACGCCGAGATGGGCGAAGGTGCTGTTGAAGGGATGAACGAAGTCGGTGTTGTCGTCCGTGTCGTAGATGAAGGCGGGTGGCACGCGAAGCTCCCCGTCCCGCAGGGAGGGTTTCATCGCATTGACCGACTTGATCTTGTGGAGCGTCGGATCGCCACCGAGGGAGTAGTACTGGATGATGTCGGCGTGATACATGGCCGCAAGGTCCGAACGGGGATCAGCCCCGGTTGCCTCGTAGCTCTCCAGCCCGAACAGATCGAACATCGTATTCAGCGGGACGTGGATGCGGTACTCCTGACATGCGCCTTGGTTCTTCGCCTCGTTGGTTGACCAGACGAGCAGCTTGCTACTACCGATTCTCTCCACAGGGCACTTCCTTTCTAGCGGATGACCCGCTTCGTACGCATGTCGCACTGGTACCCGTGCGCCTGAAGATACTCGACGAGGGTGATGAAGAACGCCTTGTTGACGACGACGTTACCCCGGGCGTCCTCGTGGTAGAGGAGGCCATCGCACTCGGGTTCTCCTGTCTCCGGGTTGATCCGGGCGAAGACCTCAAGGATGGCTCCCCAGACAGACTGGTCGATCTGTGCGACGTGTTGGAACTTGGCACCCTTCTCGAAGTCGCGGAAGGCCGCCATCTGACGCTCGATGTTGCGCTGCTGAACGCGGGCCTCCTGTACGTCCATCAGTCGCGGGACGCGCTCTGCGAGGACCTCGGGTTGGAGGATGCTCGCGAGCACTTTCAGTTCGGCGGTGTTGTCACGCCGGATTCGCTGCATCCTGATCTCAGAGTTTTCCACGGCGCTTGCCTTTCTTGATGGGCACGCCCATCTGCGGATTCTGTAGGTCTGTACTCTCTGTGGGTTCCGTGCGACGCTTCGAGGGGGCCTTGCGACCCCCACGAAGGTCCTCTTTGTTTGCGCCCTTACCGGGAGTGACACCGTAGTCGTAGCTGGTGTCCATCACTCACCCGGGAGCGGTGCCGCTTTGTTCGCCCTGCGGGCACGCCGAACTGCCTCGGTTGCCGAGTCCTTGTTCTTCGCGCCAGCGACGTACGTTGACTCGGTCTGATCCATCGGCTTCGACTTGCCCTGAGTGAGCGAGGTCTTCATGTCCGGGTCCATGCCGGATGTATCGACCGGTGCCGTGTAGTTACCTGCACGAGCGATCGCAATGTTCTTCCGTGCCATGGTTACCCCTTCACGCGCTTCAGACGTGGGTTGGCCTTCTTTGCGGACGCAGACGCCTTGCGGGTGGACGCAGCGATCATCGCCTTGCCCGCTTCAAGGCTCTCACCCTCGCCCGCTGCGGCCTTCTCAGCCGCCGCCTCGAAACCGATGTGACGCTTCGCTGGGTTGTGTCGTGCCATGTTACTTACCCCCCACCTTCTTCGGCTTGGCCTTGGCGTGGTCACGCTTCGTGTCGAAGTTCTCGGTGCTGATCTCGTTCGCTGGAATCCCGGCCGACTTCATCGCCGAGACGGGCTCCACAGGGTTACGAGTCTTGATTGACTTTCTCATTTCTTCCCCTTGCTCGCAGCCTTGAAGTGAGCGTGCAGAGCATCGACGTGGGTCTTGGCCGCCGCCACCTCGGGCGACTCCTGCTGCTGGAGTTCAGCAGGCAGGAGCTTCTCGCCCTCGCTGGGCGTGGGCTTCCGGACCTTACTCCCGAGAGCGTAGAGTGCACTGTGCATCTCATCCAGTTTCTTCTCGGTGGGACTCGGTTGATACGGAGACACCAGCACGCTCCGTGACTGTGATGCCTTCTTGCGGGCCATTACTTCGCCCCGACTTTCCCGGGATAGGGATCGGAACCACCGGACGGCTTCACGCGCTTGTCACCCATGTCGGGGAGCGTGATGGACTGCTTCCCGTAGGAACCGGGCATCGACGGGTTGTCACCGCAGGGCCACTTGTCCTCATCCTCGACCGTGCCGAGAGGGGCCTGAATCTGATCGTGCGACGGCGAGGGGAGAGCTTCCTTCCCGCTCATGTCGGGTACACTACCCTCGGTGCCGGGCATCTGGATTTCGACAGCCTTGTTCCAGTTCGGGATTGGTTGAAGCAAGTTCATGTGCTACTCCTACGCGGACTAGCCGCGATTTCTGTTGTCCTTGCCATCCGCGAACGGAGGCATGGAGAATGCAGGGGCATCGCCCTGCGAGGTGCTGTTGTCGGGGGAGTCCTTGGTGTCGAAGGTCTCAGCCTCGACGAAGTCCTCCGGGTTGCTGCTGAGTGCGTAGCCGTCGATCGGGGGCTTGGGGCCGTTCCCGTCGTGACCGCGCTTGGCGTACCCGCCACTTCCCATGTTACCTCCGTGAAGAATAGGGAGGGGCACAAGGCCCCTCCCCACTCAAGTACTACTAGGTGACGCTGGACTTGTTGTTCACCGCCAGCATACGACCGTTCGCCTTCTCGTTGAGCACTTCGAGCGTGACTTCGCCCACAACGATACCGGCAACCGAGTCGCCACGCTTTCCGACCAACTGGTGCGTCATCGGACGCAGCCAAGCCAGACGGTTCATGTTGCGCTGGAGGAAGAACATCTGCCCGCCCGTCGCCGTGGCCGAAGCCAAAGCGGTCGTGGCGTTCGTGGATTCCGGCACCCAGCGATCGAGCACAACCTGAATCAGACCGAAGTCCGAGTCATAGAAGTCGATCGCGGACACCAACTTCTTGTCCACCGCCGCGATGTTACGCGCGTGGGGCGTGCCTGCGACAGCACCCGGGACCGTGAATGCCGAAATCTGGCGCTTCACCTTGGGCGAGACGTAGACCTGCTCCGGATTACCGCCCGAGCGATAGATCAACTCAAGCATGTCGTTGAAGTCACCAGCCGCCACCTGACCGTCAGCAGCGGTCGTACCCACCGTGGTACCAGCATTCGCACCCGCGAAGGCCGTGTTGGTGAGGATGTACGTCTGGAACGACTTCAGCACGCGCGAGACGGCAGAAGCGCCCGTCGCGGTCGTGAGAGCCGCGAAGACCATCTTCTCCAGCTTGATCGCGAGCCGCTTGGTGGCCTTCTGGATTTCGTACGCATACGCATCCTTGAACCCGGCGCTGTCCACCGCACGCTGCGTCTCGCTCACGCCGATGTCCTGACGGAGGATAGCAGTGACGTTGAACTCGCGCGTCGGGGTGCTGGACGTGTCGTACAGATAGTCGGCACCTTCCACAGCGGACGTGGTGTCCACCGTGCCGAGGGTGTCCTGAAGCCACTGGTGGTACACGTGCTGGCACGCGACCTTGGGGGCCTGAGAAACCCACGGAGTATCCCAAGGATCGACGTTCACGATCTGGTCGAGAAGGTCTTCCTTGTTGACGCCTTGGCCCGGCGAGAGGCCGAACTTGTAGACGCCCGCATTTCCAATAGGGGTACTACCCGGCATGGGTAAGTCCTCCTACCGATCTCTGGTCACGCACACGCGCCTACGCAAGTAGGGGTCCGGGTGTGGACGTGAGAGCAGAGGGGTCTGTTGGGTGTTACGTTTGTGCTTGATCCGCCTTTCTAGTCGAACAGCGGACCGGTGAGGTCCTTGCCGATGGTGAGAGAGCGCCATCTGTGGCCGAGACCCGTCGCATTCATCTCGCGGGCAGCAGCAGCCACTTCGTCGGCAGACGCGCCGACCTCGACACTCTCGTGAGCACCAGCAACGGAAGAGCCCGAGACGCCCGCCTGCAAACGCGCGGACTGCACGGCCTCCTTACGGACTTGCTCCTGTGCTGCACCTTCGATTTCCTTTCGTTCAGCAGCAGCCTGCTCTTCGGTAGTCAGCGGAACCGCTGGCGGAAGGGTTCTTTCGAACGACTCCCACGCGAGGGCCGTGGCACCGATATGATCCCCCTGAGCAGACAAGGCATTGACTGCCTTCGCGAGCACGGGATTAGACCTGACATGCAGGCCCATCTCGTCAACAAAGTCTACAGAGCGCGGGTAGTGCTTCGTCATGTGCTCTTCCACCGCGTTCCAAACCTTGTTCTGCTCTGCCGACGCGGAATCCCGCGCGGCGAGCTTGGCATCGACAAGCTGGTCAGCCTGTAGTCTGGACTGGTCGCTAATCCCGTCCATCAAGGCTACCAGATTCTCAGCGTCGAGGAGGCCACCCTCCTCGGCGATCTTCGCGAGCACCGCCGCGAGTTTCGCGCTTTTCACAGGAGCAGCGGCCAGCGAAGCCGTTGCATCCGCTACAGCGTTCTGAGCCACCCCGGGGGTTGGGGCGGGTGATGTGGCGACCGCGATCGGACGTGCCTTGAGGTCATCCAGTTCCTTCTGGAGGGTCTCCGCACGAGTGAACGCATTCTTCGCCATGTTGACGACGTTGCCGACACCTTTGACAAGTTCCGCCTTGGAGTTGTACTTCCCGGCATACTTGCCATCAGCACCACGAAGCGACTCCCAGTCGATCGTGTCTGCCACAGGTGTGTCCGCAACTGCCTCACCCTTCGCAGCGGGCGCGGGCGTGGGGGTTGTCCCCGCCGCGACCACAGCTACGGGCTTTGGTGCGCCCTCGATCGGCGGGTTGTCCGCCTTCGGGGGCAGTGGGGGTGGGGTGCCCTGCTGCCAGCCGTGATTCTCCATCACGTCCACAACTTCGGGACCCACAATGTTGTCTGCGATGCTCCGCAGGAGAGCCTGATCTGCTTCGGTCGAACCGTTGACGCTCATGACTTATCCTTCTGCCCTCGCGGGCACTCGCTGTGGGTTGTCCAGTCAGCGAGGTTGGGATTAGTAACCGCCCGCGTTCTCCTTCTTCTGTTCGGAGATTCCGATGGCGATCGCCTGCTTCCGGTTCGTAACCTTCGGACCGGTCTTGCTGCCGGAGTGTAGTTCTCCAGCCTTGAACTCGTGCATCGACTTCGCGACCTTGTCAACTCGTCCTTCGGCGACCTTGACAGGTGAACGGCGCTTGCTCATGCTAGTAGTCCTCGTCGGCGGGTATCTGCCCCGCGTCGGGCGGCTGGACTGTCATGCCGGACGGCTTGACGAGGCCCTGCTCGCGCATGTGTTGGTACTGCTCGTTCGGCGTCTGCTCCACCTGTGAGCGCATCATGCGTTCCGTGCGGGTCTCAGAGACCAGCTTGGCGAAGAGTTCCAGCAGTCCGTCGATCATGGCGATGCCCCCGATCAGGAACTTGTAGGGGTACATCCGCTCACGATCCTCGCTGGGGTCGAGGAGCAGCTTGTTGAGTCGGTCACGCATCCGGCGCAAGTACGGCTCGAAGTGATCGCCGTAGGCCGGACTATTGAGGATGAACTCGATATGCCCGATCTCATGATCATCGAGGGACGAGATGTCGAGAACATCCTTGAAGTCAATCATTGGTCAGCCTTTCTACGCAGCCCCCTGAATCGGAGGCAACGTATTCTGGATCGAACCCGGACCACCCGTACCCGGAGCGCCCGGGAGGGGCAGAGCAGCCGCTCCGTTCTGGACGATCTGGCCGGAGGTCGGGACGTTCTGAAGACCGCCCTGCCCACCGGTTGCTTGGTTGATGAGGCTGCTGAAGTTCGCTCCACCCTGCCCGTTGAAGATTTCGTTCATGTTCGGGACCTCGAATGCGCGGAAGATCGAGCGCCAGAAGTTGGTCGCGTTGATAGCGCCAACCACGGACTGTCCGACTGGCGTGCCGAGGGCGGTGAGCAACTGCATCAGGTTGTTCTGCATGGTCGTCTTCGACAGAGCCATCGACGCCCCGATTGCGCGGGCGTTGTAGCTCATCAGCATATCCTCGTCCGTGACGATCTCTCGCGTGCCGCTGATCGGGTTGCCCGACACAGGATCGATACGAGCGCCATCACCGAGGATTTTCACCTCTGCGGGCGTGTCGAGGAACTGCTTGTCCATGGCGACCATCATGTTCGCGTGCGGTTCGAGGGACATCTCCTCGTAGATGCGCGCTTCGAGTCCGAGCCGGTTGCCCGCAGCTTCGCGGCGACCGATGAACTCGCGGGCGGTCTGGCGGCTGTCGCCACCGAGGCCCTGCACGGCGTCATCGACGATGCCCGTGCCCTGCTGTGCGTACTGGTTGACCATCGCGACACGTGCATCGGCGACGGTGAGACCGGCGAGGTCCTTCTGCATCGCGGCCACCACTTGGGCGGGGTTGCCGTCCACCGGGATGAACCGGCCGGGGCGCGCGTACAGGGACTTCGTGTTGAGGTTGGCACCGCGATCGTAGAACCACATCGGATCGACCAGCAAGTCGGCCGAGTCGAGAGACTGGTTCAGGTAGCGGTTGCCGATGATCTGGAGCTTCTCGATGATCTCACCCTTGCCCGGCGCGTAGAAGTAGTGCGGGTCAGGTGTGGGAGAGAACGACGTGAAGGGAATCTTCTTGTGCCAGAACGGATTCGGTTCGTTGCGGAGCATGTAGCGCCGGTTCGCAATCGTGATCACACGCTTGAGGTCACCATCGGGGGACAACTCGTGCGGGACCTCGCCCCAGAACTCAAGGATTTCGATCGGGCGCGCGTACTTGTCCATCCAGCGGATGGACTCGTCGTCCATGCCCGCACGGGTGGCGAAGCGGCGGATCATCGACTGCTGGTCCGCGATCTGGGAGTTGACTCCGCCCTCGCGTGCGATGCGCGAGACCTCGGCAGTGTTGTAAATGCCCTGCTTCGCCATGTAGAGCACGTCGTCCCAGTCGAGGAAGAATCGGCGCACGACCCACTTCATGTCACGCAGGCGCTTGACGCCGGGCTGCGGGAAGAAGTCGAGGAGGTCGATGTTCTCAGCGACGGGGCCGTCGTACGTGATGACGTTGCCCTTCTTGATGGAGCGGATGACCTTGCCTGACATCGGCATCCGGTCGATCGACTCCATGATCTGGTACTCCTCCTTGCGACACCAGCCGTGCTGCTGGATCGAGACGCCATAGAGGTCGGCGGACACGATGTTGTCCACTTCCTTCATGAAGGCGTCGTCGTCCTTCATCTGCGCGGCGATCAGGCCCTCCCACTTGCGACACACGGGCTCATCGTCAGGGCCGTAGCCCACGAAGCCCATGATCGGGTAGGTGGAGAGGGAGGTCGCAGCCTTGCGGGCCGCGTCCGACCAGATGGCGGAGTAGATGAGGGGGATGTGCGCGTTGTTCTTGTGCGGGTGGAAGCGGCCAGTCCATGTGCCGCGCCAGAGGTCGTACAGCCGGGGGAACCGCTGACGCACGCCCGTGAAGTACATCTCCGACAGCTTCATGCGACTCACGACGACATCGACCATCTGCTGACGATAGGGTTCATCCCCAATCGCGCGGACGATCTCGATGGCTCCGTGAGAAGTCAGAGGGTCGTTCATCATTGCGGTAGCTCCAAGGGCAGCCAACCGTGCCCGTTGATGTGCAGACCCCCGTGCTCGCAGATGAAGCGGTAGAGGTCATGTGTGAGGTGTACGTCGTCCATGCAGTAGTTGAAGAGGTCACCGAGGCGACCTTCTGCGAGGAGTTGCTCCGCGTGGGAGCCGTGTTCGATCTTGCCCCGCCCGATGTTCTTCCGGCAGAGCGTGTCGAGGCGGAGGTCGCCGATTGTGGTCGTGATCCCCCGGAGCGCGCACGCCTTCTTGGCTTCGAGGTAGATGTCGTAGTGGTTCTTCAGCACGAGCTTCCGGCCGAGGAGCCCTTCCATGCATGGGACATCGAAGGTAGAGCCGGTGTGGGTGACCACCAGATCGACGGACTCAAGATGCTTGGCCGCCGTCGCGAGGGCCTTGCGTGTGTCGTCGTAGGCGTACATCCATGCCAACTTGGTGTCATAGATGCAGAGGGCACTGATCCCACCCTCGCCGCGCCGGAGTCGCTCCCACCCAGCTTGTTCATCCGCAGGACAGAGTGTCTTGGGGCCTTTGCGGGTTTCGATGTCGAAGAAGGCGATGCGGGGCATAGGTGCCCTTTCTAGAGGTTGGTCTTTACGCCGTCAGGAGTGACAAGGACGGACTGGACACCGAAGTCATTGATGTAGAGGATCACATCGTTGGGGAACACGAGCTTGTGGTACGTGCCCGCCTTCAGGTCCATCAACTCGTGCGAGACGACACCGATGTAGGTCGGCGTCTCGTGAGCCATCTTGAGGCGCACGGTGTAGAGCGTGGACTGCTTCTGCATTACTCCTCCCGACTGAAGCGGTGGTCCCCTCGCCAGATTCGCTGGGCAGCGGCAGGGTCCTTACCTGTGAATAGGTTCTCGATGTTCAAGGAGATCGCATCGTACGTCGTGATGCCCGTGATCGAGGGACCGGGCGGCGGCGGTGGTCCGGAACTGAGTGTTACGTAGATGACGGTCCGGTGTTTCGGGAACGACGCGCCCGCAGTGGAGAGGTCGATCGTGACCGACGTGGTCTGGTTCGTTGCGGTCTGTCCGTTATCATCCCAGATGTGGGTGTGACCATCCTGAGCAAGGTTGTTAAGGCCCGCTGGATTGGACGTGATCGTGCCCGTTGCACCGGGATCGACAATCACATGGGCGTGGAGGTCCTGAATCGGCAAACAGTCAGAGGCGGTATGAGTATGTTGACTCGTGCCACCCGTCGTACCACCCTCACCATTAGCGTTACAACCCTTCGCCCAGACGCTGTCGAGAGCGGTGTAGCGAGTCCACCCAGCAGGAATGCCTGCATTCGATCCGAGCCAGAGTGTGATGATGTTGTTCGGTAGGGAGGCGAGCGCAGACTGGATTACGTTGATCTTGGAGAAGGGTGGTTCGTGATTGCTCGCGGTGAGTGTTGTCGTGACGGGTTGATTCGTCGCATTCTGGGAACTCAGTAATACCGCGTGGGTATGACCGTTTGAAGAGATGACCTGTGCGCCGGTTCCCTTGCCCGCAGATATGTCGAGCGTCCCACTCGTCGCGGTATGTGTGTGGGTATTCTGCGTGTGGGTGTGGGCGGGTGACGTATGTGTGTGCGTGTTCGCACCACCCGTCGCACCACCGTTGCCCGCCGCTGCGGCCCCCTTCAAGTAGCCGTTGCCGTTCACACGCGACCAACTGGCCGGAAGGCTGTCGGAGGCGAAGAAGGCGATCGAGCCACTAGGAAGAGTGGTAGGTGAGCCATCGCTCTTGATCCAGATGACTTCGAGGAAGGCGAGATCGTTCGAGGTCGTGTTGACCGTGATCGCGATCCCGTTATTGACGGCCGTGGTGCTCGTACTCGTACTCGGGTTGTGACCGTGACCGAGGTCAGGACCAATCCCCGCTCCACCTGCTGTAAGACCCGAACTCGCCCCATTCTCTGCGGCGATGGTGTGGTTGTGCGCGTTCTGGATTGGCGTGTGCGATGGTGAGGTGTGGCTGTGCGTCAGGTTGCCCCGGTCGGTGCTCAGGTCCGTGTCGGCCCCCGAAGCAGCACCCAAGATGTAGCGGGCGTCGAGGGCCGTCTCACGAGTCCATCCGCTGGGGATGCTCGCCGCGCTCGACGGCCACGCCACACAGATGTTAGCTGGAACCGCCATGACGTTGCTCCCGCAGGAAGTCCTGCAACTCCACGAGGGACTGCTGGAGTTCCTTTACGAGTTCACGGACGTTACTTCCCCACGAGTGGGAAGTTGTCTTGATGAAGAGTCCAAGTTTGTCAGCTTCAAACAACTTGTGCTCTTCCAGACGTACAGCGACGTACGCATCAACGACACGCTGAAAGACTTCTGTCGTTCCGTCGTCATGCTCGATGGTGATCTTCACGGCACATCCTTTCTTACATCGCGGCGAGTGCGTTGATGACGCTGGTGATGCTGTCCCGGGCCACGCCCATGTCGGTGACGATCGCGTTCTTCGCGGTCGCTTCATTCTGGACCGTGAGTAGCGAGTAGGTCGAGGCCCCGAGACGATCGTCGAAGAGACTGATGATCATGTCGCGGTTGGCAACCATCTTCGTGAGGGCTGCATTCAGTGCGGTAAGCTGTACGGCAACGGCTGCTGGCAGAGCCATCAGTTGCCTCCCATGGGATGGATTGGTTCGTCGAGGAAGCCATCATCGGGACCGTGCATCGGCCCGTAGTGCTCGTTGATCTCCTTCTGCTCGTCAATCATCCGGAATACCTCCTCGTTCGTGAGGGGGCGATTGAAGGCACGCAGCCCTTCGTCACCGGGGTAGCGAGGGGTTTCGCCCTCGTCGGTGTCGGGGGTGCGAACGTCGGGCCGACGCCAGATGCCTTGGGCGAAGCCGTCCGTGATCGCGTCTGCGATGTCCTCGTGGGTGACCACGTCGATGCGGAGAATCTGGTTGAACAGTTTGCGTACGACTGGTGGGATGATCCACTGTCCTGCTTTGTCCTTGTGCAGGAGGATGCGGACGTAGCCCTCGGCCCAGTTGCCTGTGCCAGTGCGAATGCGTGCGCGTTTGTCGGTCGTACGGTTGAACTGGATGAACTGGTCTTCTGTGAGGCGAAGGCCAGAAGCGCGCACGATACCGAGCATTCGGTTCTTGTACGATCCAGCCTTCCCTCCGGGTTCGACCTCGTCCGTGAGGCACTTGACGCGGATGTTGCGTCGGCGGAGGTTGAGGAGAACCTTGATCAGTTCGTCGTTGAAGTCCTCTTCGCGCCACTCGTTGGAAGCGCGCAGGAGGTCGGTGTCGAGGTAGAGGATGCCGTTGCGCCGAGCGTCGTGCAGCCAGACGCCGATCGCGTTGTCGTCTCCCTTACCGATGGTCTCCTTCTTCTTGAATGCCGTGTCGATGTGGACGGAAGCCGCTTCGATATGGCCCAGCGTTTGCATCTGGAAGAAGAAGTCCTTGTAGTCGATGAAGAGGTCGGGAAGCTGGGATTCGACGAGAGGTGAGAGGTTGCTCGTGCCGGGGTTGTTCTGCTGCTGGCACGCGAAGTCCTCCGCGTTACGGCGCTTGGCCTCAGCGATCTTCTGCTTCGTCCACAGGTGCGGGTGCGTCGGCTCACCGGTAAGCTCGTCCTCTGTCTGCCAGAAGAACACGTGCCACTCACCCTTGCCGAACGGAACCTTGTCGAACTGCATCGTGTTGGGGCAGGGCATCCCGGTCCATGTCGCGACACCCTCGTCTCGGAAGTGGCGACCGGCCACATCGTCATCGAGGTAGCGGGTGAGGACGAACATGAGGAGGCCGTTCTTCTGGAGGGCGTTGAAGGAGGCGTTGACGGCCTCGTGCACACCCGTCATGTAGTTGCCACCCTCGCGGAGCTTGTTGATGTAGATGGGGTCATCCCAGACGTGCACACGGTGGTGCCATCCGGTCATACCCGCGCCGACGCCCGTCGAGGCGAACGACTCTTCCTGCAAGGATCGCTCCTTGCGGTAGCCGTGCACGATCGCGTCATCAGCGAAACTCTTCGCGCCCTTCTTCCAGTTGCCGTACAGCCAGATGAACCACGACTGGCCCGAGTCCTCGGAGATGATGGACTTGATCGCCTTGATGTTGGCGACGGCGAGGGGGGCGGTGGCGGAAGCGATCAGCGTACTCATGTCAGGCTCGTCGAGGTGGTTCCACAGCATCGCCGCTTTTGTGGCCGTCAGTGACTTGCCGAAGTCACGGGGGAGGACAACAGCGATGTAGTACTGCTTCGCCGCAATGTCACGGCGACGGGCCAACTCTTTCCACTTCAGGATGTGCGTCTGGAGCCACGTCAGGTAGGGACCGTGGATCGGCTCGTACAGCCACATCGACTGCTCCGGGTGTGAGGCGAAGTAGAACTCGGTGCCCCAGCAGAGGTCGATGAAGTGGTGCAGTGAGCGCGGGTGCGTGCCCACGCTCTTCTTGTCGGGAGTGAACCACCGGTTGGGGGAGCAGATGCCCCGCCACAAGTCGCGTTCTGCGTCTGTGTCCCAGCCGATCATGGTCGCTCCTTAGCGTCTGTTGAGGTGACTCTTGTCTGGCCCATCCCCATCGAATGCAGCGTCCGTCAGTGTTTCCCTGATCTTGTTGCGTGCCGCCCCCGCACGAGGCCCGCGAAGCGTCGAGGGCACGACCGAGTGTGCGCCATGTCCGTGTGATGCCCCAGCATGAGTAGCATGGCTACGAAGAACTGCCTTGCTCTTGACAGTAGTGTCGTCGGGACCGTTTTCGTCGTCTTCGGTCGGCTGGTCATTCATTGGCACTCCTGATCTTCACAGAACGAGGCTTCTTGAACATGAGACGCTCGATCCGAGCAGCCTCCTTGAGTGCGAGTGTGCTGATCCGGGGACGCTCGCTGGTCGGGAGACGGCGGCGATTGTAGACACCCGCGTTGTAGCCATCGAGTTTCTTGTCGAGGGTGACCGTCATCTCAACGAGTGCATTAAAGGACTCGATCAACGTGGCCTGTTCTTCGAGCCTCGCGGCGAGGTCGGTTGTGAAGAGGAGACGGAGATTGCGGATGAACTGTTTCATGCCTGCTCGCTTTCTGCACCCGTGGGGAACTGAGCGTTCCAGTAGTCGGCCTTCGTCATTGGGGTGCGGGGGTTGGGACGGTTGTTGTGGACGGAGTGGGCGTAGTTGGCGAGGGCTGCCCGCTTCGCGGCCCCGAGGTCCTGCCCATCCTTCGTAGCCTGCTCACGTGACTTCTCGACGATCGTGGTGCAATCGGAGCAGTAGTGCTCCGCGTAGAACTCTGGGGTCTTGGCGCGGCCGCAGTTGTGACAGGTGGATGACATCGGCATGAGAACCTCTTTCGGTGGTGTGGGACTAGTGTTCCGGACCCTCGGCCCGGTTGGTTGAGATCGAGTCGCCCCACTGATCGGGATGATTGTCCATGATCAGCCGGTAGGTCCGGACACGAGCGAAGGTGGTGAGCATGAACTGGGCCATGGAGAGGCCGAACTGGTGGATGTCGATCTTGGCGCGACAGGTGGAGACGACGAGGTCGGGGGAGCACTCCACGAGGTCGTGGTTGACGAGGTACTCGGTCACGGCCCCGAGGCAGACAGTCCGGATCGCGTCCTCGGGATGATGGAGTGTGTCGTAGAGCTTGTCGAGGTCATCGATACAGTAGCCGATCGAGCCAGCGAGGGTGACGGTCGCGCCATCGCGCGTGGTCACCGTGGCCGGGCCGAAGGAGGAGTACCGGCGACGGTTCGTCTGCCGGTAGAGCATGTCGATGACTGGGA